GGATGGTCATGGTGTGGTCAGTTAAAGATGGCGACATTATTGAGCGAGGTGTCTGTAAAGCCGCCGTCGGTGCCAGAGCGGAACCTGAAACTGCCTGTGGCAAATGTTGTGTTTGCGCCAAGCCGTGCGGTGGTGCTGTTGGAGGAGTTATCGCCAGAACTTACAACGGCAGAATAGGTTGCAGTCGCCAACGCCGACGCAAAGTTCACGGTGTAGTCGCCAGTGCCGTTGTCGGTGATGCTGGACGTATTGAGCGATGCCCGGATCGCAACGGTGCCGGTGCCGTTGAAGTTGACCCATGCCTTTGCTGCACCGGGCACGCTGAGCGCGCTGCTGCCGCCGGAGGCATCGGTGATGTTGTTGACGCGTAGGGTGCTCATGGTTGGTTAGCGGAAGATGGCGACAGAGACTACAGTTCTATCAATGGCGGCAGGACCACTGATTGTATTAGTGTTAAATCGAAAATAACCTACTGCAGTGTCTCTGCCAATAGAAGTCAAAGATCCCACTGAATTACTTCCTGTATCTCCAGCAGATACAACTCCGGTGTAATTCGCATTCGCCAACGCCGTTGTGAAGTTCACCGTATAGTCTCCAGTTCCGTTATCCGTAATGCTGCTCACGTTGTATTGCGCCCGTATCGCCACCGTCCCCGTGCCATTGAAATTCACCCACGCCTTGGCGATGCCGTTGGCGATGGCGGCAGGCGTGCTGCTGTTGCTGCCCGCTGTGTCTTGGATGGTGGAAACGCGAAGGGTGCTCATGGGTGGACCTCAGCGGAAGATGGCGACGTTGACAAAACTGCCGTCGCCTAAGCTGCCGTTGTAGAACATTGTGTAAATGCGAACCGAAGTTGTTGCGTAAGTAAACGGCTGAACCGTGATGTTATTGCCGGCAAAGTGAACAGTACCATTTGCGGAATAATTCGCATCCGCCAGCGAGTTCGTGAAGTTGACAGTGTAATCACCCGCGCCATTATCCGTAATCGAACTCACATTGAACTGCGCCCGAATAGCAACAGTCCCCGTCCCGTTGAAGTTCACCCATGCGCGGCACAGCGTTCCGATTTCGGTGCCACTGGTGTTCTGGAACGCCGGCGGGGAGCTGCTGTTGCTCTTGAGGGTGGCGACGACAAGGGTGCTCATCAGACGATGCTCCAGTTGCTGTCCACAGGCACGGTCACGGTGATGCCGGAGGCAATCGTGATCGGACCAGCGCTCATGGCGTTTTTGCCGCTGGTCAAAGTGTAGTCGTTGTTCACGGTCTGGTCGTTCTCATAGAAAACGTTATCGCTCCCGCCACCTGTCGCGCCACCGCCGATGGCGCCCCATGCCGTGCCATAGCCCTCGAAACGGTTGAGGCTGCTGTTCCACCGCACCATGCCGGCAGAGGGGCTGCCGGGGCGCTGCGCGGTGGTGCCGTTGGGGATCTGGAGGTAGCCGGTGGCGGTGTTGTTGACGTTGCCGGAGAAGGTGCCACCAGCCAGCGGCATGTAGGTGCTGCTGGCGGTGCTGCTGCTCAGCAGCCCCCAGCCGACGCTGCCCAGCGTGCCGATCACCACCCAGGCATTGTTCGCTGCATTGCGCTGCTTGACCTGCCCTGCGGCAGTATCCAGCCAGAGCATGTAGGCGAAGGTGGTGGCAGGCGCCGTGCTGCCGCTGTTGATGCTGACGATGGCAGCCAGCGCATTGTTCAGGTCCTGCCTGAACGCCGCTCCGCTCTGGTTGGCAATGCTGTAATCGTGCTGCGCCACTCCTTAGACCTCCCTGCCGTAGCCGATGGCGGTGTAGGTGAACTGGCGGCTCACAGCAGTGCCGGCACTGTCTCTAAAGGTTACCTGGAAACCAGTGCGTGTCACGGAGGCAATCGTGAAGTAGTCGCCTGTCGCCATGTCAAAGCCAGTGATACCAACGCTCGGCGCCTGATAGAAGGCGTTTGCGTAGACCACAGAGTAAGTCCCGGTACCGCTGGTGAGGATGGCCGACTGCTCGACGCGCTGCTGCAGCTCCACCAGGGCGCCCAGCTCGTCGATCACGATGTTCTGCGCCGGATCGCTGCTGGTGGCGATCACCTTGAACTGAAAGCCACGGCCGCGCAGGATCGCGTTGGCAAACTCCCGCCACGCGCCCCATGTCGGGGAGCTGCTGGGATTGTCGGGTGTGGCGCGAACGTAGAGCGTGGCGTTGACGCCATCGAGGTTGTCTTCATCAATGGCCGGCCACTCGTCGACCAGGCCGGGCTTGCTGTCCCACAGCCCGTCTGGCAGGTAGGCGCGGGTGACGAAGCGCCGCTGCAGGTTGGCATCGAACACGCCGCCAAGATCCAGCGTGCTTGAGAAGCTGTAGCTGCCCTCGCTGAGCACCGACCCGCCGGAGCTGTTGAGGATCAGGCCATCCAGCGTGCCGTCGTAGCTCATGTCCACCTTGGTGCCGGTGAACGGGGTGGGCGTGATTTGGTCCTCGGCGTACTCCTCCACCAGCAGGCGCGGCTGCGGCTCCGGCAGATCCGCCACCACCAGCGCGCTGTTGGCGCTGCGCACGCCGGAGCTGTCCTCAAACCGCAGCAGGTAGGTGCCCTCGAGGATCGGCACCTGCTTCTGCGTCTGGCTGCCCGCAGCGCTCGGCACGATGTCGGTGGCCTGGTCCCAGGTTGCGCTGACCAGAGCAGGGCTGTGGCGGATCAGCACCTTGCCGCCCACGCGCACGTCGAGGTCGGGCGCCAGCGTCCAGCTGAGGATCGCGCTGGCCTCGTCGATGGGCACCAGCGTGACGCCCGTCACGTCCGATGGCGCTGCGGTGCGGCCGTAGGCGGTGAAGGTGAGGTTGGCAGGCTGGGTGGACTGCTTGCCAGCGGCGTTGATCGAATAGACCTGGATCTCGTAGTTGCCCGGCGAGGTGTCGAGGATCTCGTAGTCGGGGCGCTCGACCACCGCTGATGCCCAGTTGCCGTTCTGCTGCCGGTAGCGGATCAGGTACTGGTTGATGGTGACCACGGGCCGCCAGCTGACCAGCAGCTTGGAGAGCACGCGGTCGTTGCTCTCGTAGAGCAGCTCGGAGCCACGCAGGTTGCCTGGCGCATCAGGCGCCTCGTTCAGGTTGGTGACATCGCGCTGCTGCAGCGGCACATCGCGCTCGATGTAGGCGTATTTCGAGGCGTTGTGCGCCAGTGCGGTGATGGCGTACTGGGCGCCCTCCTGCTCCTGCACGGTCAGCACCCGCCAGGTGGAGGTCTGCACGTCGGAGGTCTGGTAGATCCAGACGCTGTTGGCGTTGGGTGCAGCGCTGAACGCCGGGCTGACGGTGAGCACCGCGCCGTTGCGCAGCGTGACCGCACGGGTTTCGACGGTGCCGTTGGGCAGCACCACCGAGAGCGTCGGGCTGGCACCTGCGCTGAGGTCGGTTTGCGTGGTGTCGTCCACCGTCACGGTGGTGGTGGTGGCGCTCACGATGCGGCCGCCGCGGCGCATCCCGGCACGCACTGGATCGCTGATCTGGATGATCTGCCCTGGCCGCACGAGCACGCCCGCGTCGATGCTGGCGGTGAAGGTGACCACCTCGGTCTCGTAGCCCTCGGAATACAGCAGCCACTCGCCAAGGCGCCGCGCCTGGCCGCGACTGGTGCAGGCAAAGGCGGTGATCTCCTTGGTGATCACGCCATAGCGGACGATGGCGGCCTGGTCCTCGACCACCTCGTAGGCTTCATCGCGCAGGTCCAGATCGAAATACTTGACCACCGCCACGGTGGCGCGGGTCTTCTGGCTGCTGCCCTGATAGCTGAAGCCTTCCTCGCTGACGTTGGCGAGCGTGAACAGGTAGGAGCTGTCAGCCGGCCGGTCTTGGCTGACAGTCAGGCTGCCGGTGCTCCAGTAGGGCATCACCCGGAACACCGAGGACATGTCGTTGATCAGCTTGTAGGCGTCCTCAGCGGTCTGGATGTTGACGTTGCAGCTGAAGCGCGGCTCGGTGCCGCCGTAGCCATCGGGCACCAGCTCGGAGCTGTAGACGGACGCGGCATAGAACGCCCACTTGTCCAGCTGTGCGGTGTCGATGTGATCCCCGAACCCGTAGCGGCTGGAGGTGAGGAGGTCGAACAGGCACCAGGCGGGGTCGTTCGTGTAGGTCGCGGCCTGGAAGGTGCCATCCCACAGCCCGGCATACGTCAGCCGGCCGGGATGGGTCACCATGTCCACGGTGGCGTTGGAGGGGATGCGAACCTTCAGGCCGCGGATCAGGTAGCTGCGGCTGGGGATGGAGTTGAACTGCTCGGCATCGACCCGCAGCGCCACCAGCGCGCTGTTGGGGTAGCGCAGCTTCGCGTAGGTGATCTCGGTGTAGCTGGTCCAGCTGAAGGCGTTCTGCAGCTTGGCGCTGCCGCTGTCGGCCGTGATGCGCGTCACCTTGATGTCAGCCGGGAACGCACCGCTGAGGTTCACCAAGTAGTCGCGCTGGTAGGAGTCGGCCGTGCGGCCGGAGATGGTGTCATCAATGACGGTGGTGTAGCCGCCGCCGTTGTATTGAACGGCGATCTGCAGGCGAACACTGGTGCCGTTGATGTCGCCCTGATCGTTGAAGGACTGCAGCGATGGCACCGTGATGGTGACCCGCACCGCATTGACGGTGGTGTCGGTGATTGAGCGGACCACCGGCGTGGCCTGCTGCACCGTGACGCCAACGCCCTTCTCGTCGCTGACATCATCGAAGCCGGGGATGTAGCTCTGGTTCTGCGTGCCGCTGCGGGTGACGACCGTGACGTTCTGGAAGTTGTAGCTGTCGTCCGGGTTCTGCAGCGGGGTGTTGTTGAGATAGATCGACTTCAGGCCATCGCGCAGCCCTTGGATCTCGCCTTCGCAGAGGAGGTCGATCAGTTTGGCGTAGGCGGTGCTGTTGAGGTTGTCGGCTGCTTCTGTCGGGGTGCGGGTGCTGCTGCCGCCACCGCCCTTGCCGCTGTCACCACCGCCGCCTGCGCCAGCAATGCCAAGCCCCAAGCCGGCGTTGTGGACGCGGATGCCACCGGCGATGAAGGTGTGGTGACCCTCGACGGTCAGGTTGTAGACCGTGCCCCGGCCGTGCTCGGTGCGCTCCACGATGGGGCGCAGGTGGCCGTTCTCATCCACCAGGCAATCGTCCGCGCCGAGCGTGCCGATCTCGACGAAGGCGTTGAACTGGTTGAGCACCCAGTGGTTCGGGGTGGCATCGAGCACCGCGCCGCCCCAGAGCCGGTAGCGCACCACCCGCTCGTTCTCGTGGACGTGGACCTTGAGCACCGTGGCCTGGTGCAGCGCGCCTTGGTCGTCGAAGCTGAGCACCTCATCGCCGGGCTGCAGCGTCTCGATGGCACGCAGGCCATCAGGCGTGCGCACCAGCGTGTGCCCGAGGAAACACCCGCCGCCACCACCACCAGCCCCGACGATCCTGCTCATCCCGTCACCTGGTCAATGTCGATGCCAGCCGAGATCACCACCGAGCCGATCAGCACCTCGCCGTAGCAGATCGGCACCGGCAGCCCCTGGCGGCTGGTGTTCTGGATGCCGCTGAAGCTGTAGGACTTGCGCGGGTCCTTGGAGGTGTCGGCGGTGGACCCAGTAGCTGACAGGGTGGGCACCGGCGTGAGCAGCTGAGCCACGCCGCCGAGCACCAGCGATGAGCCAACGCCGATCAACAGCGAAACGCCGAGAGCGCCGACGCCAGGGATGAAGCTGAGCGCGATCAGCGCCACGCCCGCAATGATCCGCCCCACAGCACCGGCGCCAGCCACCACCGGGATGATCTTGATCTCCTGCTGGCCTGCGGGTGCCTGCAGCTCGTTCTCGGCCAGGTCATAGTCACCCACGCTGACGCGGTAGTGGCCCTTGACCAGCTCGGGCTCCAGCTGCGGGAAGTTGGCCAGCAGGAACCGCACAGCCTCGGCAGCGCTCGCCACGTCAGCCTCAAACTTGCGGCGCTTGAGGAACTTTGCCAGGCGCCCGTAGATGCGGATCGTGCGCAGCATCACGCCAGCTCTAGCCTCCCTGCATCGTAATGCCGGAGCCGGCGGCCGGTTTGCTTCTGCAGCCAGCCACCGTAGAGATCACGGCTGCTGAGCCTGCCGCGGATGTGATGCAGCAGCAGCTGGTCGCCCAGGTAGACGCCAACGTGGTTGAGCCCAGGTCCGCTGATGCTCATCAGCACCGCATCGCCCGGCTCCAGCTGCTCGTCCTCATCCAGCTCGCGGAAGCCTGCATCCTTCCAGTAGCGGTCAAACAGCGGCTCGGTCTCAAACTCCTCAGGCGTCAGCGGCCGCGCCCAGTCGAGCAGCTCCAGGCCGTGCTCGGCGTACCAGTCCCGCACCAGCGTCCAGCAGTCGGAGAGCCCCCAGACCCACTCGCGGCCGATCAGCGGCGCCTTGTAGCCGCATGGCTGCAGCTTGGCGCTCCACGCCTCGGTCTTGGGGTTGACGATGTACCACGGCAGGGCGGTGCGCTCGATTGCCAGTAGGTCGGCCTGGCTCGGCACCGGCGGGGTGATCGGGTGGCTGTGGACCACCGCCAAGATCTCGCCCGCGTCTTCGGCTGCAGCAAAGTCGAGCGGATCCAGGATGAACTGATCGGTGCCGGTGGCCAGGTTGCTGCACGGCCAGTAGCGCCGGCGGCCCTTGACGACCACCAGCAGGCCGCAGGCTTCGCGGGGATCCTCCGCCTTGGCGTGCTCTAGTGCAGCGTCGCGCCAGGTCATGAGAAGTAGGTCCCGATGCCGGGGAAGCTGGAAAACGGCAGCTCAGCGGCCTGCCCGAACCGTGCTTTGCAGCTGCTCAGCCGCTTGCCACAAACGTCCAGACCGGCTGATGCCACCGGCTGGTCGTTCTCGTTGAAGTAGCTCACGCCGGTGTAGCCGCACTCGCCGGAGCGGTAGACCCACTGGCAGATGTTGCTCACGCACTGGCGCTTAGGTGCGCGCACGCCCGCCAGGTCAAAGGCGGCAGCCAGCTCAAACTCCACCGTGTCGCGGGCTTCGGCACTCTTGCGGTCGATGTAGTAGACCTCGCGCGGGAACTCTGCGGTCGGGTCTGGCGCGCCGTAGGGGTTCACGCCACCAGGGAAGTTCACAGCGTCGAGATACCTGGCCAGGGTGCGGATGCGAGTCACCTTGGCGCCGGTGAGATCATTGCCGGCCGTGGTGTCG